CTTCAACGCTACGTCGGCCGCCGCAATTTCGAGTATTCGCTATCGCTGAAAGAGGGCCGTCTATTCGGCCGGCGGATATGGCTAGAAGGCGCGAACGACGAACGCTCGGAGGGAAAGATACAGGGTATGACGCTCGGCGGGGCCTATTGCGACGAGTTCACTTTATTCCCGGAATCGTTCGTCTCTATGCTACTCGGCCGGTTGTCGCTGGCCGGAGCGCGGCTCTATGCTACCATGAACCCGGAATATCCGAAACACTACGTCAAGGTCCGGTACATAGATAACAAGACGCTCGACGCGGCGACGTGGAAATTCACGCTCGACGATAATATATTCCTCCCCGAGGACTACAAGGCGAACCTCAAAAAGGAGTACGCCGGGACCGTGTTCTATAAGCGGTTCATCGAGGGCCTTTGGTGTCAAGCCGAGGGCGTCGTCTATCCTACCGCGGCCTCAAAGCCGGACGCTCTGTTAATCAAGGCCCCGCCGCCCGGAGATATTTCTCATGCGGTAATCGGCGTTGACTTCGGCGGCAACAAGTCGGCCGACGCCTTCGTGGCGACCGGGATAGGCAAACAGGGGCGCGTCTACGCGCTGGACGAGGAAGAAATCAAGGGAATCAAGACGCCCGACGAACTGAACGCGCGCTTCGTTGCTTTCGTGCGCCGAGTTATGGCAAAATACACCGTCTATGAGGGGTTCGTAGATAGCGCGGAGCAAACGTTGAAGGCGGGGCTTGAAGCCGCCCTCGTCAATGCCGGCATAGTCCTTGACCTCCGCAACGCGAAGAAGGGGCCGATAGTGGACCGAATCCGGCTTACGAATTCCCTTATCGCGTGGGGCAAGTTTAAGATACTCCCGGCTTGCCCTACTCTACTCGAAGCCCTCCGCGGTGCCGTATGGAACGCGAAGAAGGTAAAGGACGAGCGGCTCGACGACGGGAAGACGAGCAATATCGACATACTCGACGCGTTCGAGTATACGCTTGAAGACATAGCCGAAATGCTGATAGCAGAAGGAGAGCGACGGACATGACGAAAATAATGACGTTCTTGAAAAGCAAGGGCGCGGTAGTGGACGAGGGAATCCGGGAGCATATAGAGACGTGGCGTTGCTGGTATCGCGGCCTCGTCCCGGACTTCCATAACTACGAAATATTCAACGGACAGAAGCGCGTACCGAACCGCCGGCTCTCGCTCGGCATGGCGAAGAAGGCGTCCGAGGACTTCGCGAATCTCCTACTCAATGAGCGCGTCGCTATAACGTCCGACAACGAGAGGTTTTCGGCGCTACTGGCGCAAACGCTCGAAGCGAATAAATTCTTCTTCCGGGGGAATCAGTTAATCGAGAAGACCTTCGCCCTAGGGACCGGGGCCTTCGTCGAGTGGAAGGATTCCGACGGCCGCGTGGTGATAGACTACGTTGAGGCCGACATGATATTCCCTATCACGGTCGAGAACGGGGAAATCACGGAGGCCGCGTTCGCCTCCGAGAAGACGAGCAACGGGAAGAAGGTGTTCTACGTTCAGATTCACCGCCGCGGCGCGGTCGAGAACTACCTACTCAACGACGCCGGCAAGCCTACGGCCCTCCCGGCTGGCGTGGCCGCGGCCTATCCCGCGCCGGTGCGCCTGTTCCAAATCATAAAGCCGAACATCGTGAACAATATCGAAATGACGTCGGCTATGGGTATTTCGGTTTTCGCCAATGCGATAGACCCGCTCCGCGGCGTGGATACGGTCTACGATTCGCTCGTTAACGACTTCGTCATAGGCCGGAGCCGCGTACTCGTCCCGATGAAATACGCAACTATCCAGCAGACGGCGAACGGGACGAAGAAGCCGATATTCGACACGAATGACACGGTCTTCTATGTCTTCGAGAGCCCGAACGAACAAGCCAAAATGGAATTTCACCAGCCGGCCATAAGGGCGAGCGAACACGTCGTCGGCCTTAACCGCGCGCTCTCCCTGTTCTCTGACAAGTGCGGCCTCGGCAATGACCGCTATCGCTTCGAGGGCTCCGGTCTCCAAACCGCGACCCAAGTCATAAGCGAAAAGTCCGAACTGTACCAAAACATCCGAAAGCATGAACTATTACTCGGGCAAGCGCTCCGCGATATGACGAAGGCCGTCGCCTCCCTCTCCGGCATGGAAGCCGGCGTCGTAGGCGTGAAGTTCGACGATTCTATCATAGAGGATTCCGGCGCGCGTAAGGCGCAGTTCATAGCCGAAATCAACGCCGGCATACGGCAAGCGTGGGAGTACCGCGTCGAGTTCCTCGGGGAGGACGAGACGACGGCCCGCCTCGTCACCGGGGAGATAGCCGCTACCGATACCAGCGAACCCCCGGAGCCGGAGCCGGGGGCTTAAATGGCCGTCCGCGTGGGCCGCGCTATGGTCCTCTTGGGCCTGTTCGGGTACATAGCCGGGGTATGGCTGGCTTTGAGGCCGTAATGCGCGCGCCGCGGGGCCGCGCCGGCCGCTGGGGCTCGTTTCCCGGCCGAGACATGGCAGTATGGCCGGGAGCCGGCCGGAGGGCTTAAATCGCAATATTCCGGGGTAGCGTAACGGTAGCGCGCCGGCCTTTGAAGCCGCGAGGTTAGGGTTCGAATCCCTATCCCGGAGCCAAGTAATAGCAACGTTATTGCCAGCCCCCTGTCTCATTGGTAAAAGGGGAAGGGTCCCGGAAGGGTCAAGGACCCTACCCCGGTAGGATAGGGCAAGCACCTAGAAACGGAAAAAGAATAAGAGAAAGACATAAGCCGCAGTAAGACCTTTTCTCCTTGAACGATACGGATAGAACACGCGTTTATATATATGCTCTCGTCAAAATTTCTCCGTAATGCCTCCGAGCCGGCCGTAGAACTCTACGGCGACCTCCAAACACGGATACAGGAGGATATCGCCCGCCGCATATCGAAGGCCAACTATGCGACCGAGACCGCGAAATGGCAACGCGAGAAACTCCGGGAACTCGGGGCCAGCCGCGCCGAAATCAATAAGGCCATAGCCGGCCTCACCGGGAAGGACGCGACCACGGTTCGGAATCTATTCGGGGACGCCGGAGCCGCGGCCTTGAAGTCCGAGAAGGCGCTCGCAGTCTCGGCCGGCGTCAACGCCGCGCTGGTGCCGGACATTCGCGACAAGGCGCTGGCCTCCATAGTGAAGGACGCCGCGCTCTCTACCCGCGGGACGCTCGCCGGCCTTTCCAAGACGACCGCGCTCGACGCTACCCGGAAACTCAACAAGTACCTCGACGCCGCCTACATGGAAGTAGCCTCCGGGGCCTTCACCACGGAAGACGCGATAAAACACGCGGTCGATAGGTTCGCGAAGGAGGGCGTCTCCGCCTTCGACTACGCCAGCGGCCGCGCCGTGAAGATAGAGGGCGCGGTGCGGACTGCCGTTCGGACGGGCGTCTCGCAAATGTCGGGCCGTATCACGCTCGCGGTAGGCAAGGAGACGGGCCTCGACACCTACCGCGTCACGAGCCACGCGGACAGTCGGCCGGACCATGCCGAATGGCAAGGCGGCATATACACCGAGGAAGAATTGCGGACGGTATGCGGCTACGGCGACGCGGACGGCTTGAAGGGCGTGAACTGCCGCCATGATTTCTATCTCTACAAGCGCGGCATATCCGAGCCGCCCGAGGCGCAAGACGACTACGACCCGGAAATATACAAGGCCGAGCAATCCCAGCGCCATATAGAGCGCAATATACGGGATTGGAAGCGCCGCGCCGCCACGCTGGAAGCCGGCGGTCAAGACGCGACCTTAGCCTCGCGCAAGGTTCGCGCGTGGCAAGAGGCCCAGCGGAGCCTATTAAGGGAAACCAAGCGGGAGACCGGCGTAGACCTTGCGCGCCTGTACGAGCGCGAACGGATAGCCAAGAGCGCCGCAGGCCGCGCCGCCGCAAAATAAAACGAAGGCTTGACAATGCTTTTGCTGTATGCTATAAATTCCGTGAGCGCTGATAAGGTTCCCCACGGATAGCGGGGAAAATATCGGCGCTTTTTCAATATCCCGTCGAGGTCGTGCCTCGTAAAACTAACGAAAGGAAAACAAGATGAAGCGTTCCGAACTCGAAAAACTTGGTCTCTCGAAGGAGCAAATCGACGCCATAATGGCCGAACACGGTAAGAGCGTCGAGGAACACAAGAAGGGCGCGGAGACCCTTGAAGCGGAAACGAAGCGGCTCGCGAAGGAACTCGCAGAGGCCGGCAAGACGATAGAAAGCTTCAAGTCGCTCGACGTCGAGGGCACCAAGAAGGCCGCGGACGAGTGGAAGGCCAAGTTCGAGCAGTCGGAATCGGAGCGGGCGGCGGAAAAGAAAGCGGCCGAGCGCAACATGGCCGCGCGCGAGATTCTCTCCGGCATGAAGCCGAAGTCGAAACTCGTAGAGAAGGCCGCTCTTACGGATTTACTCGCGGCGCTGGAAGACCCGAAGTTCAAGGCGGAGAAGTGGGCGAAGGATTACACCGAGGCCAACTCCGAAGACTTCGGCGAACCGAAAGCCGCCGGCGGTATGCGCCACGAATCGGGCATATCGGACAAGGGCGATTCAAAGATTCGCGAGGCTATGGGCTTGAAGCCCGAGCCTACCAAATAAAGGAAGGGCGAGAAATGGCTAAAAAAATCAAAGTTTCAAAAGGCGGTATCCTTCAAGTTTCGGCTTCGACCTTCGAAATAGCGAAAGCCGTTCTCGCCCTCACCGCGGACGAGGTCACGGACATAGTAACCGCGTCGGCGAATTGCCCCGGCGCGGCTTACTTCGAGTTCAACTTCGGCTCCGAGACCGGGGTCTACACGAACGAACAGACCGTCCCTTCCTCGAAAGCGACCTACCAAGCGCAGACGAACACCGTCTTCGCGCGGGTCCGCGGCGTGGACGCCTCGGGCAACGCCGGCGAATGGAGCGACGAGGCCGAAATCGCGCTCTCGATAAACGACTTCGTTACCTTCGGGATAGAGGACCAAGTCGGGGAGAGCGTGATAGACGCCGAGGCGAAGACGATAGCCGTCACAATGCCGGCCCTCACGACCGTCACCGCGCTCGTGGCCGCGTTCACCGTTTCCAGCGGCGCGACCGTGGCCGTGGGCGAGACCGAACAGGTCTCCGGGGAGACCGAGAACAACTTCACGGCCCCCGTAGTCTACGCCGTGACCTCGCAAGAGGGCGCGCAGACCGAGGAATGGACCGTCACCGTGACAGTTCTCGAATCCGAGAAGGATATCCTCACCTTCACCATTCCCGACCAAGCGGGCGAGACCGTCATAGACGCGGAAGCCCATACCGTAGTCGTCAATATGCCGGACGACACCGACCCGTCGGCGCTGGTGGCGACCTTCACCCTCTCCGCCGCGGCCTCGGCCGAAGTGGGGGCTACCCCGCAAGTGTCGGGCGATACGGCCAACGACTTTACTAACGCCGTCACCTATACCGTGATAGGCGAAGACGCTTCCGAACAGGAATGGACCGTCACCGTCAACGTCCTCAAAGACGACGGGAAGGCCCTTCTCACTTTCTCGATACCCGAGGAAGTAGGGGCCGCGGTCATAGACGAGGAAGCGAAGACCGTAGCCGTGGCCGTCCCGCACGATACCGACGTCTCCGCTCTCGTCGCGACCTTCACCATATCAGAGGAAGCCGCGGCTACCGTGGGCGCGGTGGTGCAAGTGTCGGGCGTAACCGCGAACGACTTCTCCGCCCCTGTCACCTACCGCGTCACCGCGGAAGACGAGACTTATTCGGACTACGTCGTGACCGTAACCGTGAACGCCGCCACGAACAATATAGCCGCGTTCTCGGTCCCGGAACAGTCCGGCGAATCGGTCATAGACGCCGAGGCCCATACGGTCGCGCTGAATGTCCCCTTCGGGACGAGCCTTCTCGCCCTTGTGGCCGAGTTCACGCTCACCGCTGGCGCTTCTGCCGAGGTCTCGGAGACCCCGCAGACCTCCGGCGTCACGGCCAACGACTTCACCCTCCCGGTGGTATATACGATAATCGGGGCGGACACGGTTGAGCAGAATTGGACGGTCACGGTGACGGTTCTCCCCAACACGGAAACCGATATCGAATCCTTCTCGATAGCCTCGCAGACCGGGGATTCGATAATCGATTCGGTGAATCACACCGTCGCGGTCCTCATGCCCTTCGGGACCAATCCGGCCGCGCTCGTCGCGACCTTCGGCCTCTCGGATAACGCTACCGCCTTCGTGGGCGAAGTGGAACAGGAATCCGGGACGACTGCCAATGATTTCACTTCCTCGGTCACTTATGAAGTGGTCGCGGAAGACGAAACGAAACAAGAGTGGACGGTGTTCGTGTTTATCGCCACGGCTTGACATTAAAAAGAAAGAATAAGGAGCAAAGAAATGTCTAACTCGATAGCACTAGCGAAGAAATACGTCCCTCTGCTGGACGAGGTTTACAAACTCGGGGCGCTGACGGCCCTTCTCGAATCCGACGCCTCCATGACCCGCGAGGGCGCGAACGCCGGCGAGATACAGGTCCCGACGCTGACCCTTCAAGGGCTGGCCGACTACTCTCGCTCGACCGGCTACGTTGCCGGCGACGCGACGCTGGCGTGGGCTTCCCTCGCCTTCAACTACGAGCGCGGCCGCAAGTTCTCCATAGACACTATGGACGACGAGGAAACCGCGGGCGTGGCCTTCGGCAAACTGGCCGGCGAGTTCATGCGGACGAAGGTGATTCCCGAAATCGACGCCTTCCGCTTCTCGCAGTACGCCCAAGTCTCCGGCGCTACCCTTGTCGAGGCGTCCCTCAATTCCTCGACCGTGGTCCCCGCCCTCGACGCCGCCATAAACGTTATGGACGACAACGAGGTCCCTACCGAGGACCGGGTATGCTACATGACCCCGACCATATACTCGGCGGTTAAGAACTCGAACGCCGCGACCCGCCTCATACAGGCCCCCGAGGGTATCGACCGCCGCTTCCCGTCCTTCGACGGTATGCCGGTCGTGAAGGTCCCGCAGTCCCGCTTTTATACCTCCGTGGACCTCACCGCCTCCGGCGCTGGCGGCTTCGCCAAGTCGAGCGGCGGCAAGGACATAAACTTCGGGATTTTCTCGAAGTCCGCCCTCTTACAGTTCACGAAACACGCGGCCCCGAAAATCGTGAACCCGCAAGAGAATCAAGACGCCGACGCGTGGATATTCGGCTACCGGATATACGGCATGGCGAAGGCGTTCGCCAACAAGGCGAAGGGTATCTACGTTCATCATAAGGCGTCCTAATAAGACGCCGTAGAGGCCCCCAGCATGGCATATATCGACGCCGCCTACTATACGGAAACGTATAAGGGACAAACCCTCCCCGCCGGTTCTTTCGACCGGCTGGCGGAGAGGGGGTCCGAGGCGGCGTCGAGTATGTCCCCCTTCGTGAAGTTCAACGGGACGGACACGCTTACCGCCGATGAACTGGACGCGCTGAAAAAAGCGACTTGTGTCATGGTGGAGTTTTACGGGGCCGCGGACGGCGGGGCCTATTCGTCCGAAAGGATAGGGTCCTACTCTTACACCGCCTCGCAGACTTACAAGGACGCGGAGCGGGCCGCAATAGCGCGCGCTCGTGCCTTCCTTGACGCGGTAGGGCTCTCCTATATGGGGAGTTTCAACCGATGATAAGCCAGCGGTTGCGGCCGGCTACAATAACCCTCTACGTCTATACAGGCGTAGACGCGCAGAAGCGGCCGCTCTACACCCGGGAAGTTCTCGCCGGGGTTTTCCTTGAAAAGGAATATCAGAGCGTCATGGAGCGGCGCGGGATAGCGGTCAAGGATAAGGCGCAAGTCATAATCGACCTCAACGCGACCCCGCCTTCTACCTTTAATTTTCCGCCTAACTCGTTCTTCGTCGAGGGCGTCGTTGCCGACCTCCCGCCGACCAAGACGAAACAGGCAATAGGGAACGAGCGCACCGTATGGACTAT